CATGCCTGCTGCTGCCTCGTCGCAGTAGATAAGCGTTACGGCTTTCTTTTCTGGCTGCGCCTCCACTACTGCGCACTGTATATGGCGCTGCGCCTCTGCGCTCTCAATCTTTGCCAGCAAATCAGCCGCCGCCAGCTCCCCAGCCGCCACCATAGCAAGGCAGTTGTAATAGTCCTCTTTGGTCTTTAATGTCTTTGGAAATCCTTTCATGGTCTGCCACCTTTCCTAAAATGTATTTGCAAGATAGGAATTGCCCGCATAAGCAAGCCCTAATACTGCCGTGTCTACCTCTCTTTCGTAATGCTGGCTCATGTAGGCTGCGCCCATGTAGCAAAGCCCTAATACTGCGTCGTGCTTATAATCAATGCCCCAGCCGCTTTCTATCCTTTTCACCCGCTCTTCCAGCCCCTTAAGTGCCTCTTTCGTTTCTGCCGTTCCTGCCGCTGCCGCCTGCGTAAGCTCCTGCACTGCTGCCGTAAGCCCGTCTATTTCAAGCTGTAGCTGCCCTGCCGCATCTTCCCCCAGCTGCCCCTTGATAGCCTCAAACCATGCGTTAAAATCGTTCTGCGCCTCTGTCTGGAAAAGCTGCATATTTGCCATAAAAGCAGTATAGGCTTTCAAAAGCTCTTCGTCCCAGTTGTTCAATGTGTTCTCAAACGTTGTGTAGCGCTCGTTAAACTGGCTTTCGTACTGCGTAAAAAGGCTTTCTGTCTGGGTTACGTAGCTTTCATATATACCCGCCAGCTCTGTAAGGTACTTTTCCATGTTCTGCTTGTATACGCTAAACTCGTCCAGCACGGCTGCGCTGTAGGTATTGAAAAAGTCCGTAAACTGCTTTGTAAGTACACTTGCGTCTATTTCCTTTACCGTCCCTACTACAATGCCGCAGACGGCACTATTAAAGCGCTGGTCTGTGATGTTCTGCGTCAGTATCTTTGTTACGCCCTTGCCTACATAAATGTCCGCAAGCGCCAGCTCCCATACTTCCGTATTACGTGTTAAGGCTGCTGCCACTGGCTTTGCAGACGGCACGCCCTTAAGCACGTCTATGTAAATGTCCCGCAGCACTAAGTCCCAGCGCACTACCACTCTGTCTACCCTATTCTGCGCCCCCTCTGCCCTATCCAGCATTACTCCCTTGCTTGTTGGGTTTCTAAAGGCGTACCCGTTTATAAAGGCGTATCCCATATTTACCCTTATTTCCATGCCGCTATGTGCCACTACTTGCAGCCCGTCGCTCGGCTTTGGGAATACGCCGCTTGCTAAGAACGTGGCAAAATACCACGCCCAGTCCTCGGCTTTAAATACCCTGTCAAATTCTCCATCTACCTTTATGGCGTTAAATGGTAAGCTGTCTGCCATTCCCTCTACCTCACTTTCCTTATCTGGTCTACCAGCGTAGGCAGGCTGTCCCCAAAAGTCGCCTCTATGGTTTCCTCGCCTTTCTGGTACGTTTCTGTCACTTCCGTTATGCGTGCGTCTATCTGTATCCCCCACTTTTCCTCTTTGCAAGTGATACGGTCGCCTAAATCAAAATCGCTCTTGAATTTCAAGTTAGAATTTGTGTTTATGGTACTCACAAAGTTTATCGTTTTCCCGTAGCTTTCCAGTTCTGCGCCGCCCCTTGTCTTAAGCATAGCCAGATAGGTATTAAGCGGTATTGTTACCTCTGTTTCCCCGCTCTGGTACTTCCTTGCTATGTCCGTGGCATCACAAAAAACCTCTTCCAGCTCTAAGCCCGCTGCGCCCTCTCCGTCCACGGTAACTACGGGCTGGCTGCCGTTGTCGTCTGCCGCCCCCTGCACATAGATAAAGTTCCCGCAGTTCTCTATACTGGCTGTGTACTCCTGCTCGTTCACGTTGTCAAAGTCACGGGAAAATATGCAGGGCGTGTTACCGTCGTTGTTTGCCGCCGTAAGGTCTTTGCCCTTATACAGATAAAAGCCGTATTTCTTCTCTCTTTCGTTTACCAGAATGTCATAGCCCAGCTTGCCAGCCTGCGCCCTCGCCTTTACTTCCTGCCCCAGCTTTGCGTATACCTCGTTTGCGTACTCAACGCTGCTGCCTGCTATGGTATCCTGCGGCAGCGTGACAAACTGCGGGAAACGCCGCTTTGCGCCCGCCCCGCTGCCGCAGTTCTTTGTTACCATTGTGTTTATAAGGCTCTGGTTCGTGGCTGTCGCCACAATCTGCGGGCAGATGCAGCGCTTGTTAAGCCAGCGGCTCAACATATAGCCCTGCGCCTCTAGCTGCTCTAGCCCGTTCTCGTCTTTGGTTATATGTACGTAGGTAATCTGCGCAGCCCTGCGCCATATCCCGCCGTCTGCGGTCTGTACTTCCTTTTTGCCGTCGTGCTTGGTAAGTATGTTGCCCTCTACCAGCAAACGGCTGTTATTGTCCGTAATCGGCGCAAGCAGGCTGAATGTACCCACGTCAAAGTATTTCGTGTGCCATAGCAGGCTTGCCATTTCGTCTATCGTCCCCAGCGGCTCTACCGTCTTGTCAAATACCCTAATCTCCATGCCGTCACACTCCTAAAAATTCCTTATTGTAGAAAATCGCCACTTCCAGCGAATTTACGCCGCCTGCTGCATCATACCTAAAATTATTGTCGCCTATGGCAAGCTGCATGAATGTACTGTCTACGTCGATATAGCGGAAATAATCCGTTTCTTTCCCGTCCCGTATCAGTTTAGCGCCCTTGCTGCCGTATTTCGTGTTAATCTCTATTACGTCGCCCGTCTGCATCACTGCGTTTACCTGTATAAATTCCTCGGTATCCACGTTTAGCAGAATGGGATTGCTTACCGTCCCCAGCGCCGTAAAGCGTATGCGCATACCCGTTGACACGTCGCCCTCGTTGTAGCAGTCCACTATCACGCTCTCGGCTCTGTAGCCAAATATCATGCTTTTACTGTCGTCCTTGTCAATCACGCAGGGGAAATGCCACGCAGCCACCCAGCTTGCTATATCCTCTTTTGTTTCGTCCTCTTCACGCCAGAACGGGTTAAGGCACTCCAGCTGGAAAGAAAACTCATACAGCACGCTTTTTCTCTCTATCTTCGGCTCTCCAAACGTCCTGCAATTTATCACACGCTTAAAGCCGCCGTATTCATAGGTCAGAGTGCCGCCCAGCTCTGGGTTAAGTATCTTAAGCATCTGGCGGCGCAGCTGTAATGCCTGCGCCTTGTCCCGTGTATTGATATGCCCTAAAATATCCATGTCCCGTGCCTCTATGCGCTGCCCTACGTATGTGTCGCCGTGCTGCCCCATGCTGTTTGTGCTGTAAATCACATTCGTAACGCCCGCTATGCCGCCTACGTCCTTGCTTATGTTGCAGAAAAATATACTTTCCGTCCCCAGTTCCAGGCTCTCGCCCCGTGAATTTGTAAATGTCAGCTTTTCATTTTCCATGCCCTACACCGTCCTTGCTATCATTCTGAATTGCCTTGCAGCCTCTTTCTGCTGCTTTGCATAGTCCGTGGTATCTGCATAGATATTCTGTATCACGGTAAAGCCGCCTGCTGCCCCGCCGCCTTTCGGCTTTGGCTTTGGTTTCCCGTCGTCGTCCGTGTCATAGGTAAAATCTTTGCTTACATTGACTTTTGCGCCTATATCAAACTCCTGCGGTATGTTGTCCTCTATCTGCTTGTTTACTTTTCCCATTTCATCAGAAAAGCCCACACCTATACCCTGCGCCATGAATACGCCTACTTCGTCCCTGAATTTCCTTGACGGGCTGGCAATCCCTAAAGCGCTCTTTGCCGCATCTAGCAGGCTGCTTGCAAGGCTTGAAACTTTGTCTTTTAGCCAGTTCCAGCCGTTGCTTATGCCGTTCCAGATACCATGCACAATGTTACTTCCTATGTCCGCAAAAGAGCTGCCGATATTAGAAAAAGCGTTCACAATACCGCTTACGCAATTTTTCATACCCTCTACCGCTTTATTCTTTACCTCTGTACCCCACTGGGCTACTTTGGATATGGCGGCAGAAATGCTGTTGTAAATCTTCTGCGGCACTTCTTTTACAATATTCACAATGCCAGTAACCATGCTGCTCATTACCTCTTTGGCTTTGTTCAGCATATTACTTCCCCACGTAGCCACTTTGGTAACTGCGCCTACTATGGCGTTCCAGATTTTCTGCGGCACTTCTTTTACAATGTTCACAATGCCAGTAACCATGCTGTTCATTACCTCTTTGGCTTTGTTCAGCATATTACTTCCCCATGTGGCTACTTTTGTAACCGCACCTATGATGCAGTTCCAGATTTTCTGCGGTACTTCTTTCACAATGGTTACAATGCCAGTAACCATGCTGTTCATTACCTCTTTGGCTTTCGCCAGCATATTTGCGCCCCATGTAGCCACTTTGGTAACTGCGCCTATGATGCAGTTCCAGATTTTAGCGGGTGTTTCTTTCACGATAGTTACGATTGCCGTAAGCATTGTGTTCATTACTTCTTTGGCTTTCGCCAGCATATTTGCGCCCCATGTGGCTACCTTTGTAACCGCACCTATGATGCAGTTCCAGATTTTAGCGGGTGTTTCTTTCACAATGGTTACGATATTTGTAAGCATTGTGTTCATTACCTCTTTCGCTTTGGTCTGCATATTCAAGCCCCATGTAGCCACTTTGGTAACTGCGCCTATGATGCAGTTCCAGATTTTCTGCGGCACTTCTTTTACAACGTCTATAACCTTTGTTACAAACTCTGTAATGACAGTGCCGCCCTTTTCTTTCATGCTTGCGCCCCACTCGGCTATTTTTTCCACGCCTGCCGCTATCGCCTGCGGTATCCGTGCTGGCAGTTCCTTTAGCTTGCCTAAAATCGTCGTCACAAGCTGCCCTGCTGCCGCCACGATTTTAGGCAGCCCCGTTACCAGCCCCTCTACAATGGCTACTATAATCTGCGGCACTGCTGCAATAAGCAGCGGTATTGCATCTATAATGCCGTCCACAAGCGCTACTATAATGTCGCCTGCGCTCTCCAAAATAAGCGGTATGCCCTCTACCAGCGCATTTATTATGCTGGTTATAATCTGCGGCAGTTTCTCTATGATGACTGGCAGCGCCGCTATAATCCCGTCTGCAAGCCCCGTGACAAGCTGCAAGGCTGCATCTATCAGCATAGGCACGTTGTTTATCAGCGTATCCACTATGGTAAGCACTGCGTCTATTACGCTTGGTATCAGCTCTGGCAGCGCCTCCCCCAGCCCTTTTGCCAGCCCCGCAACAATCTGTACTGCGCCCTCTGCCAGCGACGGTATCAGCTCCACAATGCCGTTAATCAGCGTTGTTATTATCTCCGTTGCGCTCTCTGCCAGTGTCGGTATCGCCTCTACAATGCCGTCCACAAGCCCCGTAATCATGCCTACGCCCGCCTGCACGATTGCTGGCGCACTCTCTACAATGCCGTCCACAAGCCCGCTTACAAGCTCTACGGCAAAGCTGGTAATCTGCGGCAGCATTTCTGCCAGCCCGTTTACCATGTTGCCTAATGCGTCGCCAAAGCTCTGCGCCAGTTTCCCCATGTCGCC